ATTTTAACTATAAACTCAAGGAGTATATATGACAACATTAAAAGGTAGTAAAACAGAAGAGTGCTTGAAAGAAGCGTTTGCTGGTGAATCAATGGCTAATCGCCGTTATTTATACTTCGCAAACCAAGCAGATATCGCAGGTGCAAATGACGTAGCAGCACTATTCCGCTCAACAGCAGAAGGTGAAACTGGTCACGCACACGGTCATATGGAATTCTTGATCGAAGGTGGAGCAGGTGAGCCAGGCACAGGTATGCCAGGTCGTAATCCACAGGAAGCTCTAGAAGCTGCTATCCACGGTGAGACACATGAATATACAGACATGTATCCAGGTATGGCGAAGACAGCACGTGACGAAGGCTTTGACGAAGTTGCAGATTGGTTTGAGACATTAGCTAAGGCTGAGCGCTCACACGCTAATCGCTATCAACGAGCATTGGACGCTTACAAAGCTGACCAAGCTTAATTAATGGTAGCCCTACACCATTCCAGAAGTAGGGCATTTATAAGTACGCGATAAAGACAATCAACCCTACCTAGTAAGGGAACTTATCCTATGCTAACCGCCTCCTATATGAGGTTATTCTGAGTGATGATCAGAATGTAAACGGCCACCATAGGAGAGACGCATATTGACGTCCTTAAACGTAGACTAGGGTACTTATAAATTTATAGGAGAATATTATGACAGTAAGATACAGCACAAACTGGATGGGACCTATAAGCAAACAGTGGTATGATAATCGCAATCTAGAATTGTGGTCATACGCAGCAGGTCGCATAGATTGTAGAGGCCCAGACTTAGGTAAGTATGGAAATGAGATTGGTCTCGATCCGATGCTTAACGAAGATTGGGTAAGGTTTTCTAATTGGCTTAGCACGTTTGAAACTGACTTTATGTGGAAGTTAGACGATCTTGTAGAGTTATACGAAAGAGCAAACCCAAAGATTAGATGGTGGAAAGAATGAGAGAACCTGCTGATGGTACTAAAGGAATTCTACTGAGAGTAGACTTTGATAAGTGGGTATTTAGAGTGTATAAAGAAAACAATTACTTTATAGACTACGATTTATTACATTCTGATTTGCAAGTAATTATCGATGATACTGATTCTACGTTCTATTCAGACGATAAAGGTAATCGATTAGACCATGCACCAGAAACATTAGGAATTAAATAGGAGAAACATTATGAAAGTAGCATATTGCAGTGATCTGCATTTAGAATTTGGTGACCTTCATATAGAAAATACTGAAGGCGCAGATGTGTTAGTATTAGCAGGCGATATCGTTGTCGCAAGGGAAGTAAGCTTCCATAAGACTCGCTATAAGATGACTCAAGATAAGAATTATAATGGTCGCTTTTATGATTTCTTTAAGAGAGTGAGTGAGCAGTTTAAGCATGTAGTCTATGTAGTAGGTAATCATGAACACTACAGCTTTGACTTTAAAGAGACTGTTGAGCATTTAAAAGAAAACCTTAAGGCGTTTCCAAATATTTACTTGCTTGATAAAGATTGCAAACTAATCGACGATGTTATGTTTGTTGGTGGCACACTTTGGACAGACGTAAACGGCTCAGACTCAGAAGCTATGCATTACATCTCACGTCGTATGAATGACTTTATAAACATCGCTAACAGTAATCATATGGTGGCTCGAACTGTGCCGTTATACCAGAAAGATGAAGAAGGTAAGTTTGTGTTGGATGAAAGAGGCTACTACATTCAGATCGATAAAAAGATTAAGTATGAGCCAGCTACGTTTTCACCAGAGCACTCTATTGAAGAGCACAAGAAATGCTTGGACTTCTTTGACATCGTTACAGAGAATGTAGAAGATAAGGTAGTAGTGGTATCACACCATACGCCAAGTCAGAAGTCTTGCCATCCTATGTATGCACACGATACAATGATGAATGCGGCTTACCATAACAACTTAGACGAGTTTATCGAAAGCAGACCTTGTATTAAACTCTATATACACGGACATACCCACAACTCTTTTGATTATTATATTGGCTCTACTAGAGTTGTATGTAATCCACGGGGCTACCATAAATATGAGCAACGTGCTAAAGAATTTAAATTAATGTACGCGGAGGTTTAATGAGACATAAACATCACATAATTCCAAAGCACGCAGGTGGGTCAGACGACGCGGATAACTTGACATATTTGACTCTTCAAGAGCATGCCGAAGCGCATTGGATTTTACACTTCACTCATAAAAGATGGCAAGATAAGCTAGCAGCTCAAGCTTTAGAAGGATGGATATCAGCTCCAGAAGCGTCATATGAAATGTTGTCTAATGGTGGTAAGGTTGGAGGTAAAATTGGAGGAAAGTTTGCGGTAGACTCTGGTCAATTATCGAAAGATAGACCTACTAATCCTAATCATCCAAAGCATAAAGAGCATCAAAGCCTTGCTGGAAAATCAGGAGGAAAGGCATTATCTGACTTAAGGAAAACCGATAAAGAATTAGATGAGCGCTTGAAAGAAAATTCAAGAAGAAATGGAAGAAATTCTAAAAAGCTTGTTGAAGAAGGAAAGCACAACTTCTGTATTAATCACCCAAGCAAAAGACAGTTTATGTGTGTTGAAACAGGAAGAATAACTAATAAAACAACTTTCACTCGTTTCTATCCTAACGCAACTATAATTCAAATTTAATACGGAGGTCTAATGATTGAGATTACACATATTGAAGAGCTTGAAGGTGGTGGCGCAATAGTCACTATCGATATGACAGAAGAAGGTAAGACATTTCTACTAAACGCAGGATTTAATGCCATCATGCGAAAGGCTTTAGAAGATAAGCGAACGCAAGATTTAGTAGATAGTTTAGATGATTATTGGACTAAAGATACCGACACGAGTGGAAGAGAGGAAAAGTAATGTATGATATCAGCGCAGTTTTAAAAGCAGGCTTAGCATTCCTAGGAGGATTGTTTGCCCTATTCGTTGTAGGTATTTTATTAAAGATTTTCTATTTGGCATTTATGCTAGGATGGATGTTAGCATGAAAGATGCCTACGATTTAGGATATGAAATACTAAACATGTGGAGAGAAAGAAGTATAGCACATCAAAATAGCGGTATGATGTCTAAGACTAAGATTGAAGTCCCATGTTATATTATTAGTGAGCACGGCATTGACCCAGTAAAAGGTATTTATTTCGATAAAGACTTTGGGTTAATGATAGATGGTAGATTAAAGTGAAAGGTTTGTTATGGCGATTGCAAATAATAATGTCGCACTAAACACTTCAATTCAAGGAGAGTTTGGTGGGTCTAATCCCACATCATTATCAGAGTATTACAAAGGTGGGACAATCGTAGGAGCACAACCTATCGATCCTAACGGTATTCCTACATCAGGACCTATAGCATTTAGCGATTTTATTGGTGCAACCATTAAGAAATCTATTACAGCACAAAGCACTGGTTGGATGCACTGGGCAGCAGATACTGGTTGGGCTATAGACATCATTGATAATAAAGTAATCGCAACATTAGGTTACTGGTCAAACGTCCATCATGGTAGTGCAGATCCTAATCAACTTAGATTAGCAAATGCCAATAGTGATATGAGCACTTGGCAAGAAGTAGCACAAGTGACTTTAGCAGTGCCTAACCAAATATATTATGGTTATCGAGAGAATCTAATCAAAGTCGGTGGAGTATGGTATCAAGGCCAAGGACTTATTAGCTACGGCGAAAACGGTTGGATTATGGGAGCTAGATGGAATGGTGATAATACTGTTACTATCTTTATGAATCCTGTAAGATATGGCACAGGAGATACCGGCACATCGATCACTATGAGTAACTTAGGAGCAACTTTTGAAAGAGCAGCTAACACTGATTCTGATGGAAGTAGCACTTCTTATACCTTTGCCTTTAGATAGGAGTCACTATGAAACGAGTATTAGATAAGAGTTTTGTAAGGCTACTAGAAGAAGAGATAGCTTTAAATGAAGCAAAAGTAATCTATCATATGTTGAAGGCTCAAGGACAACTAAAAGATATTAGTGAGCAATTCCCTTCATATCGCAAAGGAACGTGTGTAGTAAAGATTAGAGGAAACACCTGCACAGTATCATATAGTGATGGATCAAAAGAAGAGTATACGGAAGTAAGTGAAACTCCGACTGAAGGACTCAGCCAGGTTGTCTAGAAAAGACATAGGTATGAAGTAGTATAGTTACTATTCACAAAAGAAAATGAGAGCACCAGGGTAATCCTGGTGTCTCCCATGTAAATCTAGAGGCATATCCAAGCGAACAGCCTCTATTCTCGCTCTATTCTGAGCAATTTTTCTATTTATTTTATTGGAACGCTGTAATATCACCACCAGCACTGATAGTACCATTCACACGCAAGTTGCCTGTCAATGTGCCACCAGCAAGCGGCAAGTAGTTAGCGATCGCTGCTGCAATCTTTGCATCTACTTCTGCTTTAGTGTAGAAACCTGCATTCACTTCGGTCTTTGTATAAGTGTCGGCTTTCTTATATGAATTCGCCGTCAATACACCATTAAACACGTCAGTAATTTGATTCCAATCTCCTGGTTGAAAAGCTTTAGGAGTTAGATCGGTTCGAGCAGTGTAATACACTTTCTCAGCTGCATTAAAGATTACATCACCAGCGCGATACGTAGATAGCTCGTTATGTGGAAGAGCTAAAGGATATACGTAGTCGCCAATAACGCTATCATTTCCTGTAACCGTACCAATCACAATATCTGTGACGCCATTAAACATCATCAATACTAAAGACGATCCATCTACTTTTGTCCAAAGCCCACCAGTTTGAATGTCAGGCGGTCGCCCAGCATTTGACTGGTTCGATACGACTGCACTATACATTCTATTCAAAATATCTGCTAAAGCATTACCACTTGTTGCAGACGCTACGATTGGAAAATCGCCAGCATTTGTTATTGCCATTTAAAACTCCTTAAAATAGATATCGTTCTTCTTCTGTGTTTACTATAACTTCTTTCCCTTGTCCTCTAACCACTAAATCAATTTTACCGGTTTCAGGAACATCAGTAACAGCATGTCGTAGTTCAACATCGCATCCTAAACGATTCTTATTTGTAACTCTAGAAATTAAAGGTGTATCATCACCATCAATTGAGATAGCCACAGAAACATTGTCAAACATGAATGGAGGCTCAAAGTAGATTCTTGTCAGTCCTTGAGGCAACTGAATATCGTATTTAGAATACATTCTATCCAAAGCGTCAATTACGACAAAACCACTAGTTACAACCACACGAACATTAGGATCATAGCTCTTACCTACTACTCTGAATTGAATCAGTTTCGCAGTAACGTCGCCTACCGTCAAAGGTCTCCAGAAGCCCCATTCACTAGCACTAGTACCAATCATATCTACTTGATTAGACATTAAATCCCAATCAGAAATGAAGGCAATATTACCAGTTACTCTATACTCTAAGTAAGCATCCCATAGTTCAGTAGGAGCAATAGCACCGCTAGTGTATTCACCGTGCGCTACAATCTTAGAATATAAACGTGCTTCGTAGATGTCTGTGAAGTCTACAATATCCTTGAAAGTGTACGTACTGAATGGCTCTACTTCTCCATCAGGACCAGCGCTTATCAAGTCTCCTACACCACCACCAATCTCATCCATTCTAGGAACGTAAGAAAGTTTCTCCCACTCTGAAATCATTGGGTTTCGTCCAACAGTTCTTAAGCCAAACTTGTAAAGAGTGCCTGGCCATAGATTCCATCGATCATCAATTTCAGTGATTAGCTCTGTATTAGGAAGCTCGCCAACAGTGGTTCGTCTAGCGATTACATTAGACATATTTCCTGAGGTATCATACACTCTCATCATGTAAGTGCCTGTTCGAGCACCGACTTGAATCGTTGTAGCGCCATATGGAGCAGTCGCTAAGAATTGACTAAAGTCCCATTGAGGATTGACTACATCAGGTGTATATCTAATTTCGTAGTAATCAATATCTTCTTCTGCAGGACGATTCCAAGAAATCTGAATTGTTTCAGACTGAACGTTCACTGTGTAACCTTCGATATCCGCTGGAGGAGTTACGTCTTTTCCAACTGTTAGAGTTATTTCTGCAGATCGACCTGCAACTCCACCTGCTGTGAAAGGTATAACTTCAAAGGTCAAAGGTATGTCGATTAATTGCTCATTAGCTAATACGTCTATTAGATATTCGTATGAGAAGCTCTGAGTATCTCCTAAGAATTGTGGAGATTTTCCAGGGACTTTCATCCATATTTCTGCTCTAAAATATCCATAACCTCCAACAGACCAATCTAATTGGATAGCGGCGAAAGGTTTGCGATTGATATAGATAGAAGTATATTTACCATCTAAGCGTGAAATATGTAAGTCGGTCGTACCAATCTGGTCTTCAGATAGGTCTGGATTCCAAGGAGGAATCTCGCCTGTTTCGGCTTTATACACTTCTGGAACGTATTTGACTAACGTCAATTCAGCCGTTAAATCTGAACTAGGAATAATCTGTTGGACAATATACTTACCAATCACACGATCGGTTTGTCCTAAAACGATTAAATCTCCAGGCGTCATTACTGAAGCTGAGTCTACAACAAGAGTCGTACCTTCTTCTGTGCTCGTTGATTTAATAACTTTGCCAGTCCTTACATCTCCTGCGTCCGATCTAAAAGAGTATCCACTTGGAAGAAGAGAAAGAGTTTGGTCGATTATAATAGTATTTGTATCTCTATCGACACTTACAATTCTCGCCGCCATACCACCAACACGAGCTACATCGTTGGCTACGTGGACTAAATCTCCTCGTTGCACCACAATATTCTCTACGTCCATATTGACTGTAAAGACTTCACTACGTAGAATACCTTGTGCCAACATGAAGCGACCATATTTCCACGCTTGGTCTGGATTAGTAATACCAAAGGTGTCTAATGTCTCAAAGATTGTAGCGTTTGTCTCATCGTATCCATCATTATAGACAATACGTTCTTCTTTTTGCCAATTAATTTCAGGAGCATTGCCGACGATAACGTTTGATGCTTCGCCGTTTATGAACGTTACATAGAAGCCATGCGGCACTTCAGCAAACGATCTACTTCCTTTAAATCCCCATGAGTTAGCAGGAGTAATCAACTGTCTAGGAGTATCGCGTTCTTCATCAATTAGAATACCATATTTACCTGAAGTAGTAAACAACATACTTGCATGGCAAAGCGATAATACAGATGTCACTAATCCTTGCACTGTCGTAGAATAGTCTACTACAAAGTTAGCATAGTATTTATTCTTATCACACCATGCAGCTAATCTAATAAAACTTGGCCAATCTATAAGATCGTCTGGAATAGGACGTTTATTTCCTTCTCCTGTTAGGATATCTAAAACAATCCATGCAGGATTGCTAGTCGCCTTATTGACGAATGTAACACCATCTTCTGTAGTACGTAACACTGACGATGCAATACCGTTCAGAGTTTGAATGGTGCCAGATAACTTATCAGTCGCTTTGACCCGCATCTCTAACATTGTATGTCGTTTGTCTAGCGCAACTACTGAGCCATCTTTATATGATTTAATAGTAGTCAAAGCCACTTCATCAAGATATTTACTTTCAGAAGTTTCTGCACTACCTTTAATAATTCTAAATTCAAATTCACCTACATCAGGAGGAGTAACACTTACTACCGCAATAAATCGCTGTGCAGTATTATTAGATAAACCAATACGTTGGTCGGGATCTCCTGTCCAAGCTTTAGCATTAAACTTTCTAAATACTTCAGGTGGAGGTGGGTCTGACTGCTCCCATGCGGTAATGCCTCGGAATGCTGAAGCAGGAATATCGCGCCATGTAGTCTCTCCAACGAGTCTATACTGAGCGTTGACATATATGCTAAGTGAATCCACATTACCTTGGTCGTTGAAATATCCTAAGCCTCGTGGGAAAGTCAACTCAACGTCAAAAGCTGTTGTAGCTTGTTTAGTACGAACTATCAGCTGCTCTTTAGATTTTAATACATACGAATATTGATCGTATCCTACGCGTTGAGTAAGATAAGTAGTATTTTCTACTAAACTATTCTTATGCCAAATCATCTCTGGCTCGTACGTAGAAGCTAAAGTATCGCCAATCTTTAAATCTGTAACTTCAATATCACCTAAACCAAAATCGTATAGAGCAGCTAAGCTAGAATCAGTACCGAGATTGGTCACTAATGGGGTTGAAGCCATCTGTGGGAATACTTTATGTCGACCATAGATTCTTGCGACAGGCTGATACTTACGAATAGCGTTAGAAGTGCCACCTAAACTATAAGTTGGTGATACACTTGAGCCACCACTATTGGGCACATCAGGTGGAGGTATAAGAGCGCTAATGGCCATCATACCTAGCATTGAGATACCGACAGTAACTAAACTGGCAGTCAAGCCTGTAGCTGCAAATCCAAGAGTAGGAGCTAAAGCAGCAGTAGCATACGGCGCTGCAACCATAACAGCAATCGCTAAGACTGTGCCTAAGATTCCTTTGCCACCGCCTCCACCGCCTTGAGGAATAACAGCAAGCATGATACTATCGTCTTCTTGAATATAGAAAGAAGATGGCTCGGCGATTGTCGTTCCTCGATTAAATGCTACAATATAGCCTTTTAATTCTTCTGGTATGGCTCTATCGATCAGCTGCTGAACTGTTTCTCCTACAACCGCGGTGACAGATAATTCCTGTGGACCGCTTGGAGTTAGAAGCCTAGCGATCTCACGCTGCTTAGGCTTTTCTAAAATTATTTCGTCCATCTATATACTCCTGTGAGTCGATGTTGCCAGTTGATATGGGATAATTCTTCTATGCAAGACATTCTGCCTTTTAAACTATGTAAGAATTCTTTCGAACTCACCATAATTCCGCAATGGACTTCATGGCCCATAATTCTAAATGTTACTATATCACCATATTCTGGCGTATCGACTTTCTTCCAGCCTTCTCCCATACCATGTTTGGCAAGTTGAATGGCTATCTCGGCCGTCTGCTCATTATTAATCTCAGAATAAAAGTAAGTAGGTAATGTAATACCTAATTCATTCTTTGCGTATAGCTTACATAAGCCATAACAATCACTACTTTCAAATGTTTCACCATTTACTTTATAAGGAATTCCTATGTATTTCAATATGCTCATCTATTTCTCCTTATAAATAACTTACCATAGGCCTCTTTTGAAGGCCTACAGTCAATCATCTATACATACCAGGGTAATGCACAGGGTCGTATGTTTCTGATGGAAACACACTACTCAACGTATTAACTACTTCTAATGCTCCTGTTACCATTATTGCATCGTATGTTACACTTCTTAATTTAAGAAAATCAAGACGTTTTTCTACGATATCAGGATAGGCACTACTTACCAACTCCACTTTTAAAGTAGGAGCGGTCGCTTGCGATCTAACTGCTTCAATAATTTCCGCAGAAATGTTTGATATAGTTAACGTAACTGAAGGTAATCTCTCATTCGTATCGGCAGGTAATGTCAACGCGAATGGGAAAGGCTGATACACTATTCCATTACTGGTAATAGGTTCGTTATTATTTACTAAACATAAGTCAGGATTATCTTTTGTCTTGATCGTCAGTAAATACAGCCATGAAACGGGCGAACTAGTATTATTTAATTCAACTATATTACGATAGTCCATTATAAAGTACTCCACGCAGGCATCTGTTCCCACTTGAAATTTACTTCGAAAGCATCTTTCTGAATCCAGTTTATCTGTGGAGGCGCAGACGCTCTTACAACAATCTCTTTACCATCTTGAGGTCTTTTGATACGTGTTGGAATAACACCACCTTGCTGATTAATTCTGAACCAATCTACTAAATCTTGATACTGAGTATCGCGAAGGACAACTGAAGATTGGATGTTAAGAATTAAACCAGTAGTACGACGTCTGACCTTTATCTCAAGATCGTCCATCGCACTTCTGATAGTATTAGGAACGTACGTTTCACTCCAAGAAGACATGCATCCATCTATCGAAGAAGGACGAGGCGCTACGTATATTTCCATATTAAACTCCAACTCGTGTTAAGCCGTAAGACGACTTCATTGATTTATCCATCGTTCCAGTGCCAAACATTTCTTTTACTTTACGTTCAATAAAGATATCGATCTGTTTAGAGCCATCAGAGTTAGTTGTTTCAGTAGCCTGAACATCTGCTCCAGCGTTGTTAACGATGGTAATATTAGTAGAAGCGGCTTCAACACCTAACTTACCTTGAGCATTGCGCTTAAGAGGCATAATGGCTTCAGGACCGGCTTCTCCCATCACTCCCATACGAGAGCCAAACACTCCTCCGTCAGCGAACTTAAAGAGTTGTGGAGAGTTATACACTCCTTGGCTTAGGCCGGTTCCGTTGTCAAACGATCCACCGTTAGCAAAAGAGTTTAGCAATTGTGGACCGCTACCTCCAGCACCAATACCGCTTAAAGACATCTTAATACTATCCACTAAAGGCTTCATAATCAATAGTTGGAAGATAATCTTTGCTATATCTTTCACCACTGATTCGGCGAAATCAGCCATAGAAAACTTAGCTTTGCCAATACTATCAATGAAAGTATTTACAGCGTTAGACGCATTTCCTGCAATAGAATCTGTAATGCTTTCTGATAATTTGCGGAAGTCGTCATTAAGACCTTGCACCTGGTCTCTCAACTTTTGAGCTTGCTCTGGGTTTAATTTACCATTAGTAAGAGCTTCATCAATTAACGCTAGTTTCTCAGGGATTAACTCTGCAGCCGTAGCTGTTTCTTCAATTTGACGTTTAAACGCAGCTAACGGATCAGTAGCGTCTTCAATAGCAGCTTTAGTCCTCTTAAATCCTTCTTCGTATTTCTTGAATAGGACTGGGTCTTCAGCGTTATTCATTAGACGCTCAAGCTCGAGCAATTGTTTGTAAAGGTCATCTAATGTATCACCAAAAGAAACCTTACTAATACCAATCAACCAAGCCTCGAACTCTCCAGCAGAAGCTTTCAGTTGTTCGAACTGCTCATTCAAAGCTTTCAATACTCTTGGATCGGTTTCTGAAGAAATACGCTTCTGTAATTCTTGAAGTTTTCTATCAAATAAAGAAGACTCTACTTTCGCTTTGTCTAAACTATCTACAAAACTTTCCCAAGATTTACCAGCTTGCTCTGCAAACTTCTTAGCAGCTTCAGCGGCTTTACGCTGGGCGTCTGTTAGACCATCAGTTTTCTTAGCAGCTTCTTGTGTAGCATCGCCTGTTTTCTCCATCTCCATGCGAATCGCTTTAATGTCGATCAACTTAGAGCGTAGATTCGATGAGTCTCCACCAAAGGTTTCTTGGATGATTGCACCAATTTCAATAAAGCCTTCAGCTAATGCTAAAAAAGTGTCACGAATCTCTTTATAGAATCCTAAAAGCACTACAGCACCAGAAATAAGTAATCCTAATGGTGACTTTGCGAATGCTATTGCGGCTACGCCAAACGCTCTCATAGCGACCGTACACGCTACAATAGAAGACAGCAAAGGTCCAGCGAATACAGCAGCTAATCCTGTCGCAATCCATATTACACTATCAAAATTCTTTTTCAAGTCTTTGAGTGCTTGTGTCAAGTTTGCAATAGGCACTTCAATGGCGGCTAGAGCACCTTCTAATACTTTACCAATTCCTTCGTTTACTTTAAACTCTTTGTTTATTTCAATATAAAATTGGTCTAATCTATTTTTTAATCTGTTTAATGCTTGTCCAATCTTTACTGGCATTGCGGCATACTGCTCTGCAATACGCTGCTCAGCTCCCAACAACGCATCTTTAAGAATCTGTGAAGTTACTTTGCCTTCACTAGCTAATTTTCTTAAAGAGCCGACCGATCCGTCTGCAGATAAGCCAATCTCTTGCAAATACTTAGCAATCTCTTGAGCAATCAATGGCTGTCTCTCTAATAGAGAAATCAACTCATCGCCTCTAAGAGTGCCTGAGCCTAGCGCTTGAGAGAATTGGAAAATGGCTGCTGTGGCTTCTTCAATAGAGCCACCGATGGCACCAATCTTTAAGAATGTTTTAGAGATTCTTTCAATCTCATCGTTACTCGAGCCTAATTGTTTAAGACCAATAGACATACGTCTAATGGCGTTGGCGGTTTCTGGTAAACCTGTTCCTAACTCATTAGAGATAGACATTACTCGCGTCATCATATCAGCAGCACGTTCTCCACTACCTAATACAGCGGTAAATGAAGATTGGATGTTGTCTAGGTTTTCTCTAACTTTAGCGAAACCAGTAAGTTTACCAAAAGCACCGCTAATTAAATTAAGACCAGTAGAAATCGCTTGAGTGGCGGTATTAAATTTAAAGAATGCACCTTGCAATCCACTGAATTGGCCTTCAATCGCTTTAGACGTATTACCGAATCGTTGTAATTCTTTGGTGGCGCTTTGCATTCCTTTTTCAAAGGCAGCGGTTTGCGCTTCTAGCGTTACGACTAGCGCGCCTATATCTTTTTCAGCCATTAGTATCTCCTTCTATTCCAACCGCCACGAATGGCCATACGGCCGATCTCTTTAAACAAGGCTTCTTTCATTTTCAAAGTCATATAATCGGCTATGTCACGTTTGTGAGTATCCCATGTTTCTTTGATTCGCGTGCCTTGTGTATTAAACTTCTCAGTGCCTCTAACTTCTGTGCCATCTTTGCGTCGATAGGCTTTTCTACCTTGGTCCAAGACTTTATAGTAAGCACGCGTATTTAAACCTACTCTTACCTTGGCTTGACCTTCGTAGCGCATTGTAATAGATTTGCGTAGTAGACCTTTATCTCCTTTAGGAGCGGCTCTACGCATGTAAGTACGAAGACGGGCTCCAGCACCTCTTACGCCCGCCTTTACTACTCGCTTTTCGACCACTTCTGGTACCGTTTTCATAAGGCGCAAAAGCTCCTCTAAACCTTCTAACTTATAGATATCATTGTCATTACTCATCGTGTAAGTCCTTGCACTAAATCGTTAGGGTTGTTTAGGAGATTCTTTTGGCCACCAAGCTTGGACTCTATCTCACGCTCTTTTTCAATACGAGCAAAGAATTCTATCCAACCTTGGTATTCGGACATTGGCATGTTTCTTTTCAACTCATAGACTGGGGTGCCCAGTGTTTGTGCGAGTTGATATAGACCCATTTCATGATCGCTTAGACGTTTCCCGAGGCATCTCCAGACAGGCCAGACACTTCAAGGACAGCAGTCATTAGTTTTATATAAGCTGCAAGACCTAGGTCATTCACGGCCTCACCAATAGGAGCATCATTCACGTATACACAACTTTTCACTAATCCTAATTGAAAGGCTTTTGGGTCTTTCTCCATCAAGTCCATAATAGGAAATAAAACGCCTACTGTAGGTTCTTTAATATCGTATGTAATCTCATCAATTACTAGTTGTTTGTTTTTCATATCTCACCATGTTGTAAATCTCACCATTAGAAGACACTGCCAGGATGGGGTGAGCAACCATCTTTTCGCTTTCGCTAGGCAGGTCAAAAACAAATACTCTAACCCACTCCGTGGAATGGGCTAGATACTTATTCTTAGAACAAGTGTTTAGGCTTTGAACCTAGTGTTGCTGTACCAGTGAAGGCAATAGCGCCATCTAAAGGTAAGTCCCACGTTAATTGGCTTACTGTAATTGGAGCAACGATGAAGCCGTTAGCAGGCAACTCGATGCGAATTAAACGCTGTAAACCATCTTCTTCTGCAGCTAATAGAGCTGGATAGTCTTCAGCATTTACGTCAACGTATCCACCAAAAGTCAATGTACCAGCCTGAACTACTACTGAAGGAATAGAAGCAGTTGGGTCGCAATATGTAGCAACAGAAACTGTTCCTGGAGTTTCAGCGTTGATAGCTAATGCATTCAAGCACAAGCAAGTTACGTCTGAGTATACGTTAGCAATACCTGTTACAGTAGTTGGAATTGTAACGCCAGTTGTATCTGAACCAATCAATTCGATTGAGCTAGCAGATGTGTTTGGACCAGCTACGAAAGTTTTACCATCTAATGCAGCAACTCCTGTACCAGAAACGGTAACTAAGTCACCTTCAACAGCAGTGTTGACACCTTCGATAACTGTCGGTTTAGCTGGTGTGATATCTAAAATTTGAACTGGTGTTGATGAGCCAGTAGTTTCAACTGGACCTGTTAGGCAAATCTGTACGCCTTTACTTGATTTTGCAGCCATGTGTATTTCTCCTTAATTAAACATGTAAATGTATTCAATACCTACATTCACCTGATAGTATTTATTTGCGTCACCACCGGTGAATTCTTCCGGCGCTTGATCGTTTAATAACGTAAGTTTCCCAGTTGGGTCTTTATTCTTCATAAAATTTTCGGCTATCTCAGTAGCGAACTCCATTACCGCTGAATCACCTTCTCCAGGCCTTCCAGATACTACGATGTCTATAACACCATGCTCTTCTTGCCCATCACAATAAGTACTTCTATCTGTATACTCATGATTAAATTCAAGAGTGCACCAATAAGTATCTACAGGATTTTCTTCTATATTAATAGTGTCATAAAAAGGAATGGTGGTAGAAGTAGCGATCCACTCTCGAGATAAATCTCTAACGTATTTTCTAGACATTATTTACCTCTCGTAACTATCTTATACCCAACAATTTCATCATTCAACCTAACAGGAGTTACTGTCTCAGCAATATGCTTTTCACCTCTAATGGTAAATGAATCAAATTTCTCAGGTGCTACATCTCTAAAGTCTTCTGCCTTCGCAGTAATTGTCTTACCAGCTAAGGCGTAAGCGTTAACATTAGAAACGTCGGTGTTGCTATTGTTTGAAAAGCCTACTGTAACTGTCTTAGTCAATTTAGTTTTAGTACCTTCCCACACTGCTTGGACTCCTAATAAATCTATCACAGCAATGAAAGAGCCATTGATTTGATTGTGTAGAGCAGTAGTTAGCATGAGTGGTCCTTATAAGCATCTAGTAATAAGAAGAAAGGACCATACTGTCCCCATGAAGCGGTCTTCGCAGCAACAGCATTTGTCATCGTAGAAGAAGCAGCATCAGTGTTAAAGCTGACTGTACCAACGTCTGGGATGTTGATGCTTGAAATGGCACCAACGTTAGAGGCGCCTGTGCCCATACCGTTGCCAGACATTGCGCGACTAATAGAAGCATAAGCAGCGTCAAAGATACCCCAAAGAGCTAACTCTAAATCAGCAGGTAGGATTTGGTATCCAGCTTTGTATGTAATGATTACTTCTTCAGCATAGTTTGGACGCTTTAGAATTACATGGCCAACCATCTTATGGACCTTGTATTCTGAGAAAACTCCATCGCTGTCTACTACTTCTAATACTTCATCTACAGGATAGCGTTTTAAAGAATATTTTCTAGTCGCATCGTAATAAAATCTTGCTGTCTCTTCTCTATACATGAACTTACGATCACAGTAGTTCTCAGCAATAGCTAAAGCAGCATTCATAGATGCTATTAGTTCAGCATCCTTACTGGTATCCCCATCTGGGACACCTACACGTTTCCGAGCTGACTCAATATCAAAACTCATACTAAACTCCTAAATTAAATTGTATCTATTACATCTAGACATGAGTATGCATTTTGCATATTAGTCATCAAGATATTTTGTTACTAGTACAAGGATTATTGCACATATAAAAAACCAGAACCAAAACATAATAGTCTCCTATTCTGTAACCTTCACGAGGTTAGAGTGCTTTGCTCTACAGTCTGCATACGTACCGATCACCTTTACTGTGAACTCAGTTAAATCACCTAAAGTATTTCCCTTTAGCTCATCTAACTCTGGGCATTCTTGTTTAAGGTTTGGTGGAGCTGTTGGCTTCACGAACTGCACCGTTGATGATGCGCAACCCACTGTCAGGAATGACACAGCCGTACTTAGCAGGATTAGTTTTAATCTCATTTGATAGTTCCTTGGTTATGTTGTCTCGTACTTTAGTTGCTTTGCTTCGATACTCTTCGAATGAAGCTGAGATAGAGTCAGACTTGGCTTGTGCCTCGGCTAATTGTCTTTGGACTTGTTTCTGTATTTCTACTTCACGTTCCAACCAATAGTTTCTCTCAATCTTCTTACCACCGAAGAATACCAATACTAGAACTAAAGCGATACCACCGACTTTCATTAATAGAATTGGGTTCATTATTTATCCTTTTTGATAATCATCTGAGAGGCAATGTTCAAGAAGTTTGTATCCACATTAGCAATACCACCTTCAGGTTCTTTAGCCCATCCTACAGTGATCTGTCCAACAAATTCATTTGGATCTGGTGGAGATGAAATTCTGCAAGTGTATCTCACACCCTTCTGCATATAGAAATAGCTCACTTCAGATCTAGGTCTAACCTGCTCTGAACATGGAACTTGTCCTGCCATGAGAGCAATCACATCTTTATTGTTGGCTTCGTTCTTAGAGAACAGAGCAACTACGTGACCATCCATATCTTTCACTCTACCTTCTTTAGTGTAGATGCGAGCAACCTTGCGAGTTCCTAGAATAGGATCTACTTCCAGAATAGACACTAGGTCTACCTTCAGAGATGTGAATAGAAGTTTAGCAGCATCATCGTATCGAGATGGGTCTAACTTCTGTAGTTCCTGATTCTTTTGGTATGCACCAATTAGTAATGCTTGATTGGCATACACGAAGTAACCAGCAAACGCTAACACAGCGAGTACAATCACTACCATAAATTTGAATGGAGAGTCGATGTAACCTAACACTCCTAGTAGAGTATCTTTGGCATTGCCTTGATCGACTTCTGCCATGTTAGACTCCTAGTTCTTTAGCGATAGCTGAGAATTCCTTCTCGCGATCTTCAAGACCAATCGTACCACCGTTGATCTTCTTTGTGACATCCTTCACTGTACCT